CGCGATGAAAACCTAATCGATATGGTTCCGCTGATCGTTGCCGATACTGGCGACGATGCTGACGACTATGTGATGCTCAAAGCGGGTAAACGCTACGACTATTTCACGTCGTGTCTTCCGGATGCCCAGAAGGGCGATCCGGTTTCTTTCTCGATCGGTTCTACTGCTCCGGTGGAGCGTGTTTCTAACGCTACGTACTGGAAAGCTTACCAGTACGATACAAATACTGATGCGGCAGGCCCTACGACTGTGGAGACGAATGTCTCTGCTACTGTTATTAATGGCCCTGGCGGTCCTGGCGTGTCTTTCGATCCTCGTGGCGGACTTGTCGCTAATCTGTCTTCCGCTACTGCTGTTACTATCAATGACCTTCGCTATGCTGTTTAGCTACAGGCTCTTCTTGAAAAAGATGCCCGCGGCGGTACTCGCTATATCGAACATAATTGGGTTCACTTCGGCGTACGATCTTCTGATGCGCGTCTTCAACGCGCTGAGTTCTTGGGTGGCGGTACTTCGCCTATCAACTTCCATCCTGTCGCTCAAACAACTGCTGCGACGTCTCCTACTCTTACCAACGCGCAGGGAAATCTTGCGGCGTTTGGTACTGTTTCTGCCCGTGGTCATGGGTTCTCTCGCTCTTTCGAAGAGCATGGCTATATTCTCGGCCTCGTTCGTGTTCGTGCCGACTTAACGTATCAGCAAGGGCTTGATCGTCTCTGGTCTCGTTCTACTCGTTATGATTTCCCCTATCCTGTTTTCGCCCATATTGGCGAACAGGCTGTTCTTAAAAAGGAAATCTTCTGCGACGGTACGTCGGCTGACGAAGAAGTCTTCGGCTATCAAGAACGGTACGCCGAGATGAGGTACGGAAAATCCCAAATTACGGGAATTTTTCGGTCCCAGGCTGCAAACTCTCTCGACTATTGGCATCTTGCTCAAGAGCTTACAGATGCCGTCGAGCTTGATGAAGCCTTTATTACTGAAGATCCGCCCGTTGACCGGGTTATTGCGGTTACTTCTGAACCGCATATTTTGTTCGATTCTTTCTTCCGGGTCACTTCGGCGCGGCCTCTTCCTGTTTACTCGGTTCCTACCCTTGGGGGTAGGTTCTAATGAATTGGGGGGCTTTCGGCGCTCAGGCCGGAAGCGATCTGCTGAATACTGGTCTTAATTACTTCGCAAATCGCGAAGCGATGCGGAATCAGCAGGACTTCAATCGGGATATGACTCGTGAGCAGATGGCGTTCCAAGAACGCATGTCTGCTACTGCTCACCAACGCGAGGTTGCCGATATGCGCGCGGCTGGCTTAAATCCGATTCTGTCCGCCGGGGGCGGGGCTTCCTCCCCCGGCGGCGGTTCGGCTCAGGCTTCTCTTGCCGCGCAATCGTTCGATATCGACCTTGAAAAAGGTCTTGCTTCTGCTCGGCAAGGCTCGAAAGTCGATGAGGAATTAAAAAATCTTCGTGCTTCAAATGAAGCTATTAAGGCCGCTACTCAGGTCGATAAAAATACTGCTGAAGTCCGCCGTCATGAGGCGGCTATCGCTGAGGCTAATGCGGCCTCTGCTCCAGCTATCAAGAGGTTCAATGAAGAACATGGTGAAACGGTTAACGCTATTAAACAATGGACTGGCGTTATCTCTCCTGCTGCTGCTGTTCTTCGGGATCTTGGAATTGGCGTTGGAGCTATTAAAGGTCTCTTCACTCCTAAATCCGGTGGCTCGAATCTTCGCCCCGGTTATCCGTCTAAAGACGATATTGATAAATATCGTCTCAAAATATATCCAGAGAGGTGATTATGTCCTGCATGATCTATTCGAAGGTTCTTACGAAGGGTAAAGTAAAAGCTTCTGAGCGTCATGATGTTGACCTCACAGCTCTCGTTAAACATGGCGCCCATCGTATTCAGGCGCCTACTCCGGTTTATCCGGATCTTACGGATCTTCCTACTAATCGTGGAGATGCCGTTAAAAAAATCCAATCGTTGACGATTGGTCAGGATCCAGAATTGGTCCGTCGCTTGCTTACTATGTCTTCTGATCAGGCTCTAAATTACTTGTCGTCTATTCGGCCCCCAGCTACTAAACGCGATGATAAAAACAACGCGAATAAAGCAGGGTCCGAGGCAATGCCCGACTCTAAGCCTGATCCTGCGGCCGTAACGGCCGCTACAGGGGCTACTAAATGAGTGCCCGTAATCCTGCGGCCGTAACGGCCGCTACAGGGGCTACTAAATGAGTGCCCGTAATCCTGCGGCCGTAACGGCCGCTACAGGGGCTACTAAATGAGTGCCCGTATCCCCCGTCAAAAGCAAGCCGTTGAGGGGTTTGGGGGGTTAAGCAGAGCGTTCCGTAACCCCCCAAGATTGTCCTTGGCTGTTCTTCTGGAGCGTGAGCGACGTCAAATCTGTTTCGATTTCGTTAAGGCCAAAGTTAGCACTTCCCATACTTGATATATAGTGCTAACTGGTCCCAAAGGAGAAAAATATGGCTAAGTTCCAGCGTAAACGTATGTCTAAAAAGTCTTCCCGCCGTGACTTCCGCGCGAAGTCTCATCCTCATAATCTGAATAATGCTCGTCCTACTGGTACCATGCGCGGTGGTATCCGGCTATAAGTGCCTTGCTTCGAATTCGAATGCTATCCCTGCGGGAAGTGTGCTGGTTGTCTCTCGAAGAGATCCAGCGATTGGGCTATTCGGTTAACGCATGAAAAAAAGAGCCATTCTGAAGCTAGCTTTATTACCCTCACTCACTCCGACGATAACGTTGTGGATGTGGAAAAGCATATCGCCCAGGAATTCTTACGGCGATTGCGTAAAAAGCTTGCTCCAAAAAAAATTAGGTTCTATCTCGTTTCTGAATACGGTGAAAAGGGACACCGGCCTCACTATCACGCCATTATATTCGGTCATGACTTTAGTCGTGACGATGGCGCTGCTGTTATCCGCCGTGGCTTGTACTCCTCCCCGCTGCTGGAAGCAGCTTGGGGCCTTGGACACGTGTCTTCGGGAGAAGTCACCGATGCTTCGATAAAATATGTTACGAACTATATCCTGCAAAAAGAAGACGTGCCCTCTGTCTTCGAGATTGAGAAAGGGTTTCGAAAACGGCTCCCTGTATTCGCACTTATGTCCAGAAATCCGGGGATTGGATCTAAATGGATTGCTTCCCATTGTGGTGAAACATACCGGGACGATAATGTTGTTGTATCCGGATTGCGCCTTCGTCCACCCCGTTTTTACGATATCAAAACGTTTGGGGAAGATGTCGAAAGTATGAAAGCCTTGCGACAGCAAAGGCGATCTGCTAGGCTAGCTGAGATGATTCGCTCTCCTGGGACCTATCTAGACCGCATCCAACCTGCTCGTCGCATTGCTGCAAAAAAAATATTTGAGTCTCGTCGTCGTATGACGAAATCAAAAGGAGAAATATAAATGAGACTGGAAGCCTTCTCAATCCGTGATAATAAAAGTGATTCGTTCATGGTTCCGTTCTACGCTGTAAATCAAAACCTAGCTGTCCGTTACGTTAAACAAATTCTTCAGGATTCGCGGAATGATATCGCGAAGTATCCTGAAGACTTCATGGTTCATCGAGTTGGCGAGTTTGAGACCTCTACCGGTCTCATGGTCGCCTGTCACGCTGATCCGGTCTTCTCTGTTCTTTCTTGTGTTGAAAAAACTGCTCGTGAGCAGATAAATAAAATTCCCGAAAAGGTGGCCTAAAAAATGATTCGTCAAGGTATGCCGGACTCTCTTCCTTCAGCTATGACTACGGACTTTTCTAAAGTCCCCGATGTTCTAATTGAGAGGTCGAAATTCCAGCGGAACAAAACTTTAAAGACCGCTTTCGATGCCGGTTATTTGGTTCCGGTTTACCTTGACGAAGTTCTTCCGGGCGATTCGCATAATGTTGCGATGGATGTCTTCGCTCGATTCGCTACTCCTATTAAACCTGTCATGGATAATGTGTTCCTTGACTCGTTCTTCTTCTTCGTCCCTATGCGGCTCGTTTGGGAAAATACGGACCGCTTCTTTGGTGAGCGGCGACCTGATACCGATACTTCTATCGATCTCGAGATTCCGACGATCGATCTTCCTGCTACTACTGGCGCCGCTGTTAATTCTCTCTTTGACTATATGGGTCTTCCGACGGGTATTGCGGATCTGCCCGTCAATGCTCTTCCGTTAAGGTGCTAT